GAACTTGAAATAATAAAGAGCGGCATCAACATACTGACTGGTATGCTGATCTCTTTTCGCCGACGTTTTGACGCCGACGTGCGATCCGAGTAGGAGAAAGATCCAACATCTCGAATCAAGATAATGCCTTCCGCACCGCCAGATAGTGCGGTGACGTAAGGGACAAGAGTTGAGTTGATGACAAGGACGGCGCATGTGTTTGTGTCTCCTGTGACATCCATCATTTCATCAATGAAGCCACGATCGCTCGGCTGCATACCGCCTTGAAATGTGGATTGATGCCGCCAAGCTGGGACACTAGCCCAAGCCTTGATAGGCAGGGTGACTGAATCGAACACGACCAGTTTTGGGGCTGAGCCTGTAGTGATCACCGTTTTTGCATCGGCGATAAACTTGTCTGGATCTTTGAACACCCGTCGCTTTCCGGCGGTCCAAAGGGGCCGTCTGGGTTCGAAGCAATAGATGTAGGTAGCAGGAACACCTTCCGCGTTTGCCCAGTCGACGAGACTCATGGACAGGATGGTTTTTCCGGCACCGGTTGGAGCGGCCAGCAGATACACACCCGCCGCTGGCTTGAAGTCATCGGAAATATTCAAACGATCTGGTATATCAGGTAAACCACCAGAACGAGCGGCAGCGGGGTGGACGTACTGAGGTTTTCGTGTTAACTCGGCTGCTTCACGTCTGCTCTGGACTGGAATGGCTGGTGATGCGCCGACGGTAAGATCCGTTGTTAATGGGTTTTGTCGTTTTACCTTTGTTGGTATCATGAGTTCCGGTGGTATAACCGGATTACTGATTGGCTTCTGTGGCATACATTTCCTGTTCTGGTTCTTCAGTTTGTGCTTCGGTTTGCACAAACGGAGTACTGATTTGATCCGATTGAGGTATCGGTGTGAACCGAGCGTGTTTAAATGTGAGACGCTCACGCACATTGTTTCCAACGAGAGAAAGCACAATGCCGGTGGTAACATCCGGTTTTAAATGCCAATATAGACCAGATGCGATGCGCTCTTCCTCCGTCATGAGATAATCCTTATCTGTAACCAAATATTTATTCAACTGAATACCCTTTTGTGATGCCTTGATCCGCTCGGCAACAGCGGCAGCGGCCACTTCGACAAATGGGTGATTAATAGCGTTCCAGAGTTCGTCCTCATATGGAATAATGATGCGACCGATTTCCGGTTCGCCGTATTTTGAAAAGGTTGCACGCCGTTCAACCATGCCTAGATTCGGATAATCCTTCCATTCAAAGTCTCGCTCTGGTTGATAAAGCTTTAGATTATACGTGTCCTTTGGCAACATCCAACGCCCAGTGTCACGGCGAAAGACAGTGCCTAGATAATGCGGTACTGGATCAAGCTCGATTTCAAGGTAGTCGCTCATGAATGATGTAAACTGATGTACCTCAGTTTCATCACCAAGCACTTTGTTATCATCGCCATAACTCCAGCGGCGCATTTTGTCTGATATGCCTGAAAATACGGTAGCGATGGCAGTATTAGCATCCTGGTGCTTTACCTCGACGAAATAGGCGACTTGAACGCAAATATTTGTCAGCTTACCCAACGGTGCAACTGGTGATAAACCAGATGAAAATTGCGGATAGACGCCAGGGCGATACTGAGGAGTGATTTCGAAGAACCTTTTCCAATCTGAGGATGGTACGATAAATGGATAGTGAATTAACTGATTCAGTTGTTCTCCATATCGACCGCCAACCGCCTCAGCATAGGAGATGGCACACAAACCGAGATACCGCTCATAGTGTTTACAATCGAATGTAACGAAATGGGAGTCGCTAGGCCACTCCGTGTGTACATAGACATTTGAATCGAACAGTGGGTGAGCGAGAATGGCGTTATGAAGGATAGTATCCCAACATTGTAACCAAAGGTTCACCACCGGCGGGCGTACAATGGTGCGAGTACGACTTCCAATCATGGTACCGAGCTGTGGCACTTCGATTTCCCGTTCCTTGGCACCGACTTCAAGTTGAAAGATACTGCCGTTGGAATCAATGAATT